ATATTATTCTTCCACATCCACTGTCATCCCGGACTTAAATTCCACGGCGAATTTGTCCTCGAAGATGGTGACTTTTTCAATCAACCGCCGGACAAGTTGCTCGTCGTATTCGGTGAGGGCGGTGGATTGCTTCTTTAGAAATGTGCTCATATCAGCAATCCGCTTTTTGAGCTCGTCACGGTTAGCGCTTTCAAGAAGCAGCTTTTGCTTTTGGTCACGCAGACGGTGAATCTCATCGCCTACTTTTTCGTAATCCGCGTTGGAGGTGGCCAGTTTCAAAAGCTCCGTTTGCAGTTCTTCAAGCCGCTTATCAATATCCGACAAGGCCTTGTCGCTTTCACGATTTATGACGGTTGCGATGTTGTCCCGCAGAGTAATAAGGAAAGAGTCCTTGTCGCAAAGCGTCTGATTAATGGCGCTGACTAGTACTTGCTCTATGGTGCTTTCCAGCACCGTGCGGGCATCGCAGAAAAGGCCGGTGTTTTCCAATCGGCTGACACAGCGCCAGACAATAGATTTCTTTCCGCGGTTGTTCCAATGCACTCTGCGAAAAACCTCGCCGCATTTGCCGCAGATGATTATCTGAGCAAAGACGTGGTTGCTGCTGAAGGTTCTGTTCTTTCCATTTGGGCTTGTGTGGACGATACGGCGACGGATAAGTTCTTCCTGTACCTGCATGAAAATTTCACGCGGGATAATGGCTTCATGGCTGTTTTCCACATAATACTGAGGAACAAGGCCATGGTTCTTCACTCTTGTTTTAGTGAGGAAGTCAGTGGTATATGTTTTTTGCAAAAGAGCATCACCGATATATTTTTCATTTCGCAAAATCTGGTTGATGTTGCTTGTGTGCCATCTTTTATTGCCCGCGCCGTTCAGAATGCCGTCAGCCTCGAGGCCACGGGCAATTTTTAACATACTGGCACCCTCGAGATATTCCCGGTAGATACGTTTTACAACCTCGGCTTCTTCCGGAACAATGACCAGTTTCTTGTTTTCGTTTTTGGTATAACCGAGAAATCGTGCACAGTTTATCTGGATTTCACCTTGCTGATAACGGTACTGTAGACCCAGTTTTACATTCTGGCTTAAGGATTGGCTTTCCTGCTGAGCGAGGGAGGCCATGATGGTGAGCATGATCTCACCCTTAGAATCCATACTATCAATGTTTTCCTTCTCAAAATATACCGGGATGTTTTTGTCTTTGAGCTTTCTGATGTAATTCAAACAATCTACTGTATTTCGTGCAAACCGGCTTATCGACTTAGTGATAACCTTGTCGATTTTGCCCGCCATACAGTCATCGATCATACGGTTGAATTCCTCGCGTTTTTTTGTATTAGTGCCTGAGATACCGTCATCTGCATAAATTCCAGCCAGCTCCCAATCAGGGTGGCTGTTTATGTATGCAGTATAATGGGTAATTTGCGCGTCATAACTGGTTTCCTGCTCGTCGCTATCGGTAGAAACGCGGCAGTAAGCAGCTACACGGAGTTTTGCGTTTTCTTCGTCCCTCTTTACTAAACTGGCCTTTTTCCTTGCCGGAAGTAGTGTAACAGTCATTTTCTCTTCCATATTTACTGTTCCTCGCTTTCTATCAGGCTGTACGCATATTCCGCTTGTTGGAACGGGTCATCAAAACATTCAGTTCCTTCGATGAAGTGGAAAGTAGAGGGATAGACGACATCTTTTTGTTTTTCTGCTTCGTGGATTCGTCCGAGTTTTTCTGCCCGCCTGATACGTTCTGCTATGGCAGCTTCAAACGTGTCTGGGTCGATAATCGCCGGATAATATTCATCACCGAGATAGCGTCTGTTCTGAAGCATCCTGCCGATTCCCGCGTGGAAGGCTTTAATATCCGCTTTTTTTGCTGACGTTGCCAAAGAATCGCCAGTCAGATAGGACTGAAACAGTATTTTTATTCTCTCGGCAGCCTGTTCATCAATCACGGCTTTTCCGTTTATAATCCGGTAGCCATAAGGAGTGTGGCTCATTTATATCACCAACCTTTCTTTCAGAGTTATGCCACATTTTAATTCGAACCCGATTACAGCTCGGGAGTACACATGAATCCGATCCACAAAGCGGGTGAAAAGTTCACCGTCAAAGCCATTCAGCATTTCCGATTTTGTTGCATATTGCAGGAGCTCGCTGACCTCATGAAGATTTATATTATCGCTGTTTATGAGGCGAGATAGGGATTCTTTCTGACGCTGTATGCGTTCGGCCTCCTGCAGAAGTTCATTATTCCCCTTATTATAAACAGCAGGCTCCAGGTAGCCTTTTGTCAAAAGACCAACCAGTACCTTCCGTTGTTCTGCGTTTTCTTCGAGCTTTTTATCAAGGTCATTCAATTTTGATTCGTTATCTTCGGAGCTGATAGTGCGAAGGCCCATCAGAAGAGGCTTTAAGACAATTTGATGGCCGAAGATGAGCTTATTCATCATAGTAACAAATGCATACTCAAAACTGGACTCGGGAATGTACTTCATTGAGCACTTCTTGGTGTCCGTAATATGATTGGCACAGCACCATGCGATATTATGTCTGCCGGTAGAGTGGATACGGCGCTTGAATTTTCCGCCGCAATTCTCGCAAATAATTTTGCCTGAAAACGGATATCGATTCTGATACTTGCCCTGATACTTTTCCACGCCTTTTTCTTTGCCTCGTTGTTCAATGATATCTTGTGCGGCATTAAAATCTTCATGGCTGATAATCGCATCATGATGATTTTTGATTAGATATTGGTCTTTTTCACCATAATTGTAGTGGCGGTTAAAGTGCATATCGGTGTAGGTCTTTTGAAAAATAGCATCGCCTGTGTATTTTTCATTACCGACTATTCCACGAATTGTTGTCGCCGTCCAACGGCCGCCTTTCTTGGATGGAACGTTGCGGCGATTTAGTTCATCCGCGATTTTGTGGGTGCCTTTACCGGATAAGATTTCTGAAAAGATGAACCGGACGACTTCTGCCTGTGGTTCGTTTATAACCAGTTTTCCATCAGCTGTATCGTAGCCATATGGCGGATAGGATATCTTGAAGGTCCCATTTTGAAACCTGCGCTTAACTGACCATTTGCTGTTTTCCGCAATGGATACCGACTCACTCTCAGCCAGTCCACTCAGGATTGACAGCATGAGTTCGCTTTCCATTGACCCAGTGTTGATATTTTCTTTCTCGAAGAAAATAAAAACACCAAGGTCAAGCAGCTTCCTAACCAGTTCCAAGCAGTCTGTCGTGTTTCGTGCAAAACGGCTTATTGATTTTGTCACGATGAAGTCGATTTTCTTATTCTCGCAATCGGCAATCATACGAAGCAGCTCTGGCCGCTTTTCTTTTTTTGTACCGGTGATACCCTCGTCGCAGTAAAGCCCAGCGAACATCCATTCAGGATTTGCTTTGATGTAGGTTTCATAATGCTTTATTTGGGTGTCCAGACTTTCGAGTTGTTTATCGCTGTCTGTAGACACACGGCAGTAAGCCGCAACTCGCAACTTGGACTTCTCAGTTACGTCAGCTGTGTTTTGACCTATTTTCGTAACCTTTTTCAAATTCTCACCTCCTTGGTCAGTGTGACATATTACCTCTAAAGTTCAGTTATATCAACGCTTTTCGGGCATAATCTGTGCCAGCGCCGGTGAGAAAGTTTGGCGGTTTAATGCGGTTATCTTGTTGAATTCCGACAAGGAAATAAGTCCAGATTGAAGCATGGAATTGAGCATCTGCTGTGCTCGTACATAATCAACTTCGTGCTGCAATTGCTCTTGTGGAACAGGCTTCTTTTCATATTTAATTTCTGGTATTGAGCCAATAACAGTCATATATTTGTCCTCCAGTCCGAGAACTCTTGTCCTCACTACCCACTGGAAAAAAAGAAGCCCTTCGTACAAAAAAGAGCAAAAAAATAATGCCTACCAGAGAGATATTCTCCAGTAGGCATCATTACATATATATTTACTCGCTGTACTTGATGAAGGCATCCGTAAAGCCGGCCCCTTTAAGCTTGGCAAGCATGGCATCTGCGTTTGCCTTAACGGAGTACGCACCTACCTGCACACGGTAGTATTTTTTCGGTGCTGCAGGTGTGACGGGAGAGGGCGCTTCTGCTGCCGCAAGCCCGGCTTTTACATCAGCACGAAAAGTATCCATGCTCTTGCCGTGCTTTGGGAACCAATTTTTAGGATCGCCATGATTTGAAGCGATACCTTGATACCCCTC